TGATATGCACCATCCTTTTCAGCAGGTGTCCGAAGCTATCTTCGTTCCTCATCCCAAGGAAGAAGGTGCATTTAAGATTGCTGATAAGTTGGAACTAGATCTAAAACCTCTGGATGAACCTGAAGAAACTGAATAGGTGATTTGTGATTATTGTTGACTTGAATCAGGTTATGTTGTCTAATCTGTTGATGCAGCTTGGCAATCATACTAATGCTCAACTAGAAGAAAATATGGTTCGCCATATGATTCTTAATTCTATTCGTTCTTATCGTCAGAAGTTCTCTGATGAATATGGCGAAATGATTATTGCTTGCGATAATACAAACTACTGGCGCAAGCAGATCTTTCCTTATTACAAGGCCAATCGTAAAAAGAATATCGAGAAGTCAGAACTCGACTGGAAGGCTCTGTTCGAATGTCTTAATAAGATTCGTGCAGAACTCAAGGAGTATTTTCCTTATCGAGTTATTGATGTTGAGTCTGCAGAGGCTGATGATATTATTTCCACACTTGTCTCTAAATTCGGCTCAGAACTAAATACTGGTGAGAAAATTCTTATTCTGTCTGGCGATAAAGATTTTATTCAGTTGCACGTTTACCCTAACGTAAAACAATACGATCCTACTCGTAAGAAATGGGTAACGCACGATGATCCTGAACGATTTCTACATGAACATATTCTTAAGGGGGATGCAGGGGATGGGATTCCTAACGTGTTGTCTCCTGATAATTGCTTTGTTGTCGGCGATCGGCAAAGACCGCTAACAGCGAAGAAGATGGAAAAGATTATGGGCACTGATCTAGAAGAAATGGATACAATCACTGCCCGTAACTATTCTCGTAACGCACGATTGATTGATCTTAGCTTTACTCCTGACTCTATTCGTGAGAAAGTTATGGAGCAATATGAAGCTCAGGCAAATCGTGATCGTAGCAAACTACTAAATTACTTTATAGCAAACAAACTCAAAAACCTTACTGAACATTTGAGTGAATTTTAGGAGATAATAATGGCTGTCCTTGGAATGTATGAATTTTTACACAAGGTTTCTAAATTAAAAAAGACGCAAGAAAAGGTTGATAATATAAAAGCTAATGACACTATGGCTCTACGTATTGTGCTACAAGCAGTCTTTGACCCTAATGTCAAGTTCCTTCTCCCAGAAGGAGTACCGCCATATAAGCCAAATGATATTGTAGATCAGCAGCATGTATTCCACAGAGAAGCTGATAAGATTAGATATTTCGTCGAAGGTTTCCATCCAACTCTCAATCAATCAAAGCGTGAAATGATGTTTGTTGAGTTTCTTGAGAGACTAGATCCCGACGATGCAAAGCTTGTCCTAGCTATGAAGGATAAGAAGATGCCATTTCCTGGCATTACCATTCAACACGTAAAAGAAGCACTACCAGGGTTAATCGCAGAATGAGCAAGTCAGCGTTAAAGAAGTTCAAGAAGAACGATTATTCAGATCACGAAGAGTATCATGACGATCCACGTGATCGTGTAAACAAGCGCAAAGAGAAGCGTGTAGAACGTGCTCTTCGCACTAAGGATATCTCTGCTTTGGTTGAAGACGATGAAGACTTTGATATTGGAGATATCTGTTCAGGCACAACTCGTGGTCATGCATGGGAAGATGATTGATGCCTATTTACAAGCTACGCAATAATCAGACTGGTGAAGAGTGGGAAGAGCTTATGTCTATCTCTGAGATGGAAGAGAAGATTGCTGCGCATCCTCATGTCGAACTTCTTATTAACGGTGCGCCCATGGTCACAGGAACCATGGGCAAGAATACTCCAATGAAGACTAAGTATAAGGATGCTACTTCAGTCAAGCGCCCATTCTTAGATTCTACAGGAAAATAAAATGGACCCTTTGCAATTTTGTTATTGGCTACAAGGATTTAACGAACTTAACACATCAGGAAAACCTCCTGGCGAGTTACAGTGGAAGATCATCCAAGACCACTTATCAACAGTCTTTAATAAAGTTACTCCAACCTATCCAGGTGGCGTATATCCTGAAGTTTTTCCTATGCCTTCTAGTCCACCATGGACAATTACATGCGAAACTAAGGCTAACACGCAAACAACGGCGATTTGCTAATGCCAACATATAAGTTTTTAAATAATGATACTGGCGAAGAGTATGAAAACTTCATGTCGATATCGGAACTTGATGCATACTTGCAAGAAAATCCGCATATCACTCAACTCGTAAATGGCGCTCCTATGATCGCTTCTGGTAGAGGCATGGGTAAACCTGAAGATGGTTTCCGTGATCTGCTCAAAGATATTAAGAAGAGAAACCAAAAAGGTATAACCAGGAGTACCATCAACACATTCTAAGGGGTAAAATGGAAGAAGAAACAACAACACGTCGATTAACTCGTAAAGAAAAAAGACTTCTTCGCCAACAAGGAAAACAACCGAAAGAAAATTATCAAGAGAAATTAAATTTTAATCTAAAACATTTTCATCCTCTTACACAGAATCAGAAGTTAGCATTTGATTCATTTGATGATGATAAAAATTTAATGCTCCATGGTATTGCCGGAACAGGCAAATCTTTTATGGCATTATATCTTTCTTTAAAACAGATCCTCAGCGATCCTGAATGTATTTACAAGAAAGTTGTTATTGTAAGATCGGTTGTTCCTACCAGAGATATGGGATTCCTTCCTGGTAGCGACAGAGAAAAGACTAAAGTATATGAAGCGCCTTACTACGCCATTTGCACAGAATTATTTGGTCGTGGTGATGCGTATGAATACCTAAAAAGAAGAAATGTTATTGAGTTTATCTCTACCTCTTTTATTAGAGGTATTACGCTTAACGATTGTATCGTTGTTGTTGATGAAATGCAGAATGCTACTCTTCACGAGCTAGATTCTGTTATTACTCGTATTGGTCATAATTGTAAAGTTGTATTCTGTGGAGACTTTAGACAGTCTGACTTCACAAGAGAGCACGAGAAGAACGGGTTGACTGATTTCATGCGTGTCGTAAAGAACATGAGATCTTTTGATTTGATTGAATTTAATGCAGAGGATATCGTAAGATCTGCTCTTGTTAAAGAATATATAATACTGAAGGATAAAATGAGAATTGTCACGTAAATTATTTAAACACAATCTAGTTCCAGAAGTGGAAATAGATACGAAGAACATTGATGGCAAAAGATATTATGTGTTACCGAGTGGAGAGAAATTTCGCTCGGTAACAACCGTATTAGATGGAGCACTAGACAAAACAGCATTAATGGAGTGGAAGAAACGTGTCGGAGAAGAAGAGGCTCAGAAGATTTCTACACAGGCTGCTCGTCGTGGAACCGCCGTACACTCAATCGCCGAGCGTTATGTCCTCAATGAAGAGGACCATCTTCGGGGTGCTATGCCTTCTGGAATTGATGCTTTTAAAGGTATTCAAACGCTCTTAGACAAATACGTAGATAATATCCTAGGTATCGAACTCCCTCTCTATTCTACTGTTTTAAAAACAGCAGGTAGATGCGACTTGATCGCAGAGTTTGATGGCGTCCCTTCTATAGTTGATTTTAAAACAAGCCGTAAACTTAAAAAAGAAGAGTGGATCACCAGTTATTTTTTACAGACAGCTTGTTACGCTATGATGTTTTCTTGGATGTATAAAATAACAATTCCTCAAATAGTTGTGATGATAGCAGTAGACCATGAAAGCCCACAGCTTTTTGTTAAAGATACAAAGGATTATGTAGAAGAAGTTCTAAGAATTTTCAGAACTTAATTTTTGTTCTCTTTTTAATCTACAAGTTTCTTTTATCTTAGCTTTACGTTCTTCCGTACAAGGTCTTCCTTTTAAAGCTATAGAAACTTTTTCTCCAACTTCTTTAGGTCTCTTTCTTCCTGAAAGAGTTTTAGATATCTTTTCTTTAACTGCTTCTTTTCTAGGAACGCCTTTTCTTTTTTTATTTGCGGCAATTATGTTTTCGAAACTTTTTTGTTTGCCATTTTTTATTCCATCAGAAATATTTTTTCTGTGTTGTTTTGTTTTTATTTTGCCTTTATTTGATTCAGAAATTAGTTTCTTGGTTTCTTCTGTGTGAGGAATACCGCTATTCCATCCAGAAGATATTTGAATAGTTTGCCAAGGTTCTAATGGAGGTATTTCATATTCTAATGGCGGAAGACCTAGTGCCTTCCCTATAGGGTCATAAATATCCATGCTGGACCTCCGTGTAAGGTTTAGAGTAGGTAGGGATTGCCTTCCCGTGACCTACACTTATTTATACAACAAAAGTCTTCATAAAACAACCAGAATAATAATTCCTAGTATAACTAAAGTCCAGAATAAATCGGAGAGGCTACCTTTAGCCTTTCTTCCTCTTTTTCTACTAAACCCACCTGTAGTTTTACTCGTTACATACCATGAATTCGGCCCAACCTTCATAGATTGGGTCGTTCTGGATCTTCCAGTTTTTTGATTGGTCGAATAGGTAGTTCTCATATTACCTTTAAGACCAAAAGATGTAGAAGTAGTTACGCCTCTTTTACCACCCCATGAGGTAGTAGTTCTAACAGGCCCAACCTTC